CGGGTTCGGGTTGGGTCCCTTTAGGCCAAAGGTCGATTGACCTACGATCGAGATCGAGAGGCCGCCTGGCTCGCCGGCGCGCCGCGTCGGGTGGGAGAGGACGGAAGATAGAGTTTGATAAATATAACCATGGACAATTGTCATTGGACCCCTAACCACCCACTTTGTAGGAGACCCCCCCTTCACTTTTGAAAAGATTTCGCCCACAATTTTTTTCGTATATAATTTCATTTGGGTTTTGGAGGATATGAAATGCAGAGTGCGTCGGACGAGGTTCTTCGCGAGATTTTGGCTTTAGAGGAAGCTCGCAAGGTTTTGGGCATAAGGGCTATTGCCCAGGATGACTTCATGGCTTTTGTAAAGCATGTGTATGAGGGGTTCATCGAGGGTAGTCACCACAAGCAGGTGGCGAAGAAGTTTGAGAAGTTGTCCACGAACCGTGGTTCACGGATCATTGTCAACATGCCGCCTCGACATACGAAGAGTGAATTTGCGAGTTATTTGTTACCGGCGTGGTTAATTGGCAAGAACCCGAAGTTGAAGATCATTCAAACGACGCACACGGCTGAGTTGGCTGTGCGGTTTGGCCGTAAGGTTCGTAACCTGATGGAGATGGACATATACAAGCAGATATTTCCTGACGTGGATTTGAAGGCTGACTCCAAGGCGGCGGGTCGTTGGGAGACGGGACAGGGCGGCGAGTATTACGCGGCGGGTGTTGGCGGTGCTATTACGGGTCGTGGCGCTGATTTGTTAATTATTGATGATCCACATTCGGAACAGGACGCGTTATCGGACTCAGCTTTGGACAATGCGTATGAGTGGTATACGTCTGGCCCTCGTCAGCGGTTACAGCCTGGCGGGTCTATTGTTGTGGTAATGACGCGGTGGTCATTGAAGGATTTGACGGGAAAGCTGATCAAGGCCCAGACATCTGACGTGATGTCGGACCAGTGGGATATTGTAGAGTTCCCGGCTATCTTGCCGAGCGGTAATCTGCTATGGCCTGAGTTCTGGGACAAGGACGAGTTATTGAGGGTCAAGGCTTCGCTGTCCTTGAGCAAGTGGAATGCCCAGTGGCAGCAGAACCCTGTTGCGGAAGAGGGTGCAATTATCAAGAAGGAGTGGTGGAACAAGTGGGAGGAGAAGAAGATACCACCGGTTAGTTATATAATGCAGAGTTATGACACGGCGTTTAGTAAGAAGGAGACGGCGGATTACTCGGCCATTACGACGTGGGGTGTTTTTCAGCCAAGCGAGGGTGGACCGGATAATATCATCTTGATGGATGCGAAGCGTGGACGGTGGGATTTTCCGGAGTTGAAAGAGACGGCGTTAGAGGAGTATAACTACTGGGAGCCTGACATGATTTTGATTGAGGCGAAGGCCACTGGTACGCCGCTCACGGACGAGTTACGTCGTGTTGGGATACCGGTTGTGAATTATACGCCGTCCAGGGGCAACGACAAACATACGCGGATGCACATGGTGGCACCTATGTTTGAGTCTGGCCGGGTTTGGGCCCCTGACAAGCGTTTTTCGGAAGATGTAATTGACGAGTGTGCGGCTTTCCCTCATGGGGACCACGATGATTTCTGCGATTCCATGACAATGGCTCTTATTCGCTACCGCAAGGGTGGCTTTGTAAGTCTTGACACGGATGAGGAGGAGGATGAAGCTTCCAATGTGCTATCTTTCCGTCAGTATTACTGAAGGGGATGCCTGTGCCGAAGCTGAGTGAAAATTCGGAGATTGCATTACCGATACGAAACATAGTTAGCATCATTGCTGCTGCGGTTGTTGCGGCGTGGGCTTACTTTGGAATTGTGGAGAGGCTCAACCGGCTTGAGAGTTTGACCCAGATGCATGGCGTAAGCATCAATTCTAACACGAATTGGGTTAATGGGTTTAAGCCTCCGGAAGCGGTTCAGGATAGTGTAAAGCGTGTCCGTGCTATGGAGCTAAAGATGAAAGAACTTGAAATGATTGTTAGGCATCTTGGGGACAGGTGATGATAGAGCTATTCAATGCTGCATGGCCTGTGCTACTTGCTATAGTGGGGCTAATCATCGTGCTTGCCAAGATGCACGGCGATATAGAGGTGTTGAAAGATAAAATTCGGACTCTGTTTGATTTAATTAATAGTGGCAAAAAATGACCCAAAAGAAATTACAAAAAGATAGCCAATACCAAGCCCTGGATTTGGATGGTGATGGCATTGTGTCTGACGCAGAACTAGCTGTAGTAGAGGCTTTGGAGACTGCGGAGAAGATGGATGCCCAAAGACGAATGGCTTGGTCTGCCTTGGCAATCATGGCCCTGATGACTGGGCTTTTGTTTTTTGTCGTCAGTGAGACAAGGCTTAAATCAATCAGCGACCTGCTTGGTTTGGCATATATTGCGTTTAGTGGTATAACCTGTGCTTACATGGGAATGTCGGCTTACATGAGCCGCAAATAAATCTGAAAGGAGTGGCTATGAATATTGTACATTGGGTTATGGAAAGGCTTGTAGAACCTTCGAGCTACGCGGCGGTGGCCGGTGGTGGTGTTGGTCTGGGAGTGCTGCTGGGTCTAGACATCCTAATCATTATTGGTATTGCGGCTGGCGTCCTTGGGATCGTCCTGCGGGAAAAAGAACTGATCTGATGATCCGGCTATATATCCTTATAGTGGTAGTGGGCCTGGTTGGCGGCGCTATTGCTGGCGGGTATTACTATTATACGGACAGCCAGGCGCGTATTCAGGCTTTGATCTCCAATCAGGCCAAGCTTGAGATGGCGAAACAGGTTCAAGACGACACAATCGACACGCTGGTTGCTGACCAGAAGAAGTTCGCCAAGCTAAATTCGGACCTACGCGGACGGCTGGACAAGGCGAATGAGTACAAGGATGTGTTGATTAGCAAGTTGCGTAAGCACAACCTGTCTAAATTAAGTTTGAAGAAGCCGCTTTTGGTGGAGAAGAAGATTAATGCGGGCACAGCCAAATTATTCCGGTCTTTGGAAGCTATTTCCGGTGCTACTACTGTTGTTAAGTAGCGGCTGTAGCAGTTTCAAGGATATACTACCCATTGAGGTTAAGACGGTGGAGGTGGCGCGGAATATACCTTTACAAAAGCGCCCTCGCCCCATTGCACTTAACGACATTCACTTCTATGTGGTGACCCAGGACAATTATTTGTCGTTCAAGAAGCGGTTTGAAAAAGAGAACGGCATTCTTGTGTTTTATGCCCTTAGTGTGCGAGATTATGAGACCCTTTCTCTCAATATGACGGAAATTAAACGTTTTATAGACCAGCAGAAGCAGATTATAGTCTATTATGAAGAGGCCGTCACACCTCAAGGGGAAGAGTAGATGCCATTGTTTTCAATAAAGGCAGGATATTTAGATCATGGCCAATGAACCAGCTTCTTTGATTGATGGTGTGATGCCTTCGCAGGGTATGCCTTTAGGCGGCATGTCTGATGAAGAGATTGAGGTTGAGGAATTAGAGGAACCGACAAGTATTGTCGAGGAAGAGGACGGCTCGGTTGTTTTAAACTTTGAAGATATGCTCACGGAGCAACTTCAAACGGAACCTGACGCCAATCTGGCTGAAGTTCTGGACGAACGGGACCTGATGGCCATTTCTTCGGAGCTTGTGGGTTATTACGAGGATGACAAGGGTGGACGCCAGGAGTGGGAGGACGCTTATACGGAGGGTTTAGAGCTTCTCGGCATAAAGTACGAGAGCCGCGACCAACCTTTCCGTGGTGCCAGCGGTGTCACACATCCTGTTATTGCCGAGGCGGTAACACAGTTTCAGGCGCAGGCTTACAAGGAGCTTTTGCCTAGTTCAGGACCTGTCAGAACGCAGGTTATGGGTGCATCTACCACTGAAGTAGAGGCTCAGGCCCGCCGCGTTCAGGAATTTATGAATTTCCAGATAATGAACGTCATGGACGAGTACGACCCGGAGATGGATCGACTTTTGTTCTATTTACCGTTGGCCGGCAGCGCCTTTAAGAAGGTTTACTTCGACGACATTCTGGACAGGGCCGTTTCGCGCTTCATTCCGGCTGATGACTTACTGGTTCCCTACAATGCGACGGACTTATCCTCGGCAAGTCGCGTTACACACGTCATACGGATGAACACGAACGACGTCCGGAAGTTTCAGGCGGGTGGTTTCTACCGCGATGTAGACATTCTGGCTTACGAGGACGATGACGAGGTCCGCGAGAAGGAGCGTAGTCTCTCAGGAATTGAACGAACAGGCGGTGATGACCAAGATTGCACCCTTTTGGAGGTGCATACGGACCTTGATCTACCCGGATTCGAGCATGTCAGTCCTTTGGACGGCGAAGAGACAGGAATTAAGCTCCCGTATATCGTCACAATAGACGAAGGCAGTTCAAAGGTTCTGTCAATCCGCCGAAATTGGACGGATGGCGACGAATATTACAAGAAGACCCAGTATTTCACGCATTACAAGTTTTTGCCCGGTTTAGGCTTTTATGGCTACGGTCTTCTCCACATGATTGGTGGTCTGGGACGTTCAGCCACCTCTATTTTGAGGCAATTAATTGATGCAGGCACTCTGGCTAACCTTCCTGCTGGCTTTAAAGCTCGCGGTATTCGCATTCGCGATTCTGACGAACCTCTTTCTCCTGGCGAGTTTAGGGATATTGATGTTCCCGGCGGTGCTTTACGAGAAAGCATCATGCCACTCCCCTACAAGGAGCCTAGTCAGACACTAATGTCCCTTTTGGGATTTGTGGTTGACGCTGGACAGCGTTTTGCGGCTATTGCCGACATGCAGGTTGGCGATGGCAACCAGAATGCGGCGGTTGGAACGACTGTTGCACTCTTGGAGCGTGGATCGAAGGTCATGTCCGCGATACACAAGCGACTGCACTACGCGCAGAAGCAAGAATTTAAGATGTTGTCTCGTGTTTTTGCGGAATCCCTACCTCCTGAATACCCGTACAGTGTCTACGGGGCTGATTCCTCCATAAAACAGGCTGATTTCGATGACCGTATCGATGTTATACCCGTATCTGATCCAAACATCTTCTCCATGTCCCAACGATTGGCACTTGCCCAAACTCAGTTGCAACTGGCGCAGTCTAATCCGGAAATGCACAACCTTTACGAGGCGTATCGCAGGATTTACGAGGCGATTGGTGTCCACAACATTGAGGCCTTGCTTCCGGCTCCGCAGGAACCTCAACCAGTAGATCCGGGCGTTGAGAATGCGACGGTACTGACAATGCAGCCTTTGAAGGCTTTTCCGGGCCAAGATCACGATGCCCATATGACAACTCACATTATATTTATGAAAACACCCATGATAATGGGGGCGCCACCTATTCAGGCCTCATTACAGTCGCATTTGAGTGAGCATATAGCCCTGAAGGCGCGACAAGAGGTCGAGATGCAGATGCAACAGATGCAGCAACAGGCTATGGAGGTCCAACAGGCCGTCCAGATGGGCCAGATTGCACCTGAAATGGCTCCACCAATGCCTGAAATGGGTGATCCGGAAGCTATGGTTGCTAATTTGATTGCCCAGTACACGGAAGAAGTCATGGGTGCCCTTATGCCCTCGCCAGAAGAGCAAGTTGATCCTCTGGTAGAGCTTCGGTCCAAGGAACTGGATATCAAGGCCGCTGATTTACAGCGTAAATCTACCGAATTTGACCAACGTCTGCTGCTGGATGTCTCAAAGGAACAGGCCAAGGAAGAGATGGCTGCTGAGAAGATCGACTCACAAGAGGATATCGCCTTGTTACGGGCGGAAGTTAACCGTGAGCGCATCAATAATAATACGCCAGGAAGAGGAAATTAGTCATGGCAAAAGGTATGGCGCATTACTTCAAGGACGGTACGAAGAATCCCGGCGACGCACATAAGATGGCTAATGGCGACTTGCATTCCGGGGAGAAGCACACAGCTAAAAGTAAGCGGCTGTACCATTATGCGGAGCTACCCTCCGCCTCTGCTAAAAAGAAAGCTAGGACTAGGAAGAGGGCGTAATGTTTCACGTGAAACAAAATGGCTAAAAAAGAAAAGCCCATCCGCCGCACCACCAAGGGTAAAGGTGCAAACTATCGTAAAACCAGCAAAGGCGCTGGAATGACGAAGAAGGGTGTTAAGGCGTACCGTGAGAAGAATCCGGGCTCGAAGCTGAAGACGGCTGTTACGGGCAAGGTGAAGAAGGGCAGCACGGCGGCGAAGAGACGTAAGTCTTATTGCGCTAGGTCTGCCGGCCAGATGAAGAAGTTCCCGAAGGCGGCTAAGGACCCCAACAGCCGTTTGAGACAAGCCCGTAAAAGATGGAGATGTTGAATGTCCTTGGTTAAAAACATTAACAATCGTAAGAAGGACGGAACGTCGCGTTCCGCAAAGAAAAGCACCATCAGTGACAAGGCTTATGCAGAAATGCAGGCTGGATACCGCGATGGTGGCATGGTTGACCAGATGTCCGAGCAGATGGGCGTCTCTAACAAGGAAGCAGGTGGTCTTATGAAGAAAGCTAAGAAGATGAACGATTCTTACAGCATGAACATGGGCGGCATGATGGCTCCCCCCATGGAAACCTCCCGGCGTCCGGGTATGGGTGGTTTTGAGATGAACCGCGACATGGGCGGCTCTGTAATGATTTTGAGCCTTGGTAAGATGCCTTCGATGCATCATCACCGTGAGGAGCGGGAAGAGGACAGTTCTTTGATCCAGAGTACGGAGAACCAGGTCCGCGCCCGTCATTTCAACAACAACGGCGGAAAGGGGACTTTCTAATGCCTATGAAAGATGGAATGCCTATTCCGTATGAAGACAGCGGGGTGGCTGTTACGGAATACAAAGATAAAAAAACCGCAGAAACGGTTGCCAGAGAAACCGGAGGTTTCGCCATTGAAGAAAAGGACTCCAAAACAGGACTTCCGATTTATACGGTTGAGTATGAGTCAGCATCAAAAGGACCTAGTGGGGATGATGATGGATATACCGACCGAGGATCTTCAGCCGCGTCGGGTAAATTGCCTGAAGTGACCCGAAACATGGGTGGAATGGTTGAGGACGAACTTGGCTACATGGGTGGTGGCGTAAGCTATGGCGAACGTGGCCCAGTCAAGTATTCCAAAGGCGGCGCCGTTAGTGGCAAAAACTTTAAGGGGTCTTTCTAGAATATGGCCGACCCAACGACTTTCGCCTACAATTTATTGCGGGCTATAGAAAGTCGCATAGAGCTAACCCAGGACGCAATCCTGCACGGTTCCCCCAAAGACATGGAATCATACAAGCACCTTGTTGGAGAGCTTCAGGGCTTAGAATTTAGTCAACGGGAGATAAAGGATCTCCTGCAAACCACGGAGGAAGAATGAGTAATACCCTATACGTTCCAGACCACGTAATAGCGGACAAGAAAGATACTGAGAAGAAAGTTCTTGCGTCTGCCTACGTTACCAAAGATGAGAAAGTGCTCGACCCGTCTCTTGTCAGCAAGAATTTAAAGGAGAGACTACCGCAGCCCACAGGATGGCGTCTTTTGGTTATGCCTTACTTGGGTAAAGCTACGACTGAAGGGGGCGTTCATATTCCCGACTCAGTTCGTGACAGGGAAGCATTGGCGACGGTTGTTGCTTATGTTTTAAGGGTGGGTCCTTTGGCCTACCAGGACTCTGCAAAGTTCGGTGACGATAAAGACCGCAAATGGTGTCAAGAAGGTGATTGGGTATGTATTGGCCGTTATGCCGGCGCCCGATTTAAGATTGAGGGCGGCGAAGTCCGCGTCATCAACGATGATGAGGTCATAGCGACGATCCTTGAGCCTGACGACATTAAACACATATAGAAAGAACCCATGGAGAACGACCATGCCTGAAGAATCCAAAATTGACGTTGGTGACAGCGACGAAGACCACACCGAGGTGGATATATCCCCTCAAGAAGAGAAGTCTCCACCTAATGCGGGTTTAGCTGCCGCATCAGATGTTGTGGAGTCTGACGATCCTACCGAGGAACTCGAAGAATACAGCACGGGTGTCCAAGGGCGGATCAGCCAGCTAACCAAACGATTTCGAGAAGAAGAACGACAGAAGCAGACGGCTATAGAGTTTGCGGAAAATGTGAGGCAAGAAAATTCCGCCTTAAAGAAGCGGATGGAAGACCTCGATGAGGGTTATCTAAAACAGTTTGATGGCCGCATCACGAGCGAACTTGAGTCTGCCAAACGTGTTCTTCGTGACGCTCACGAGACAGGTGACGTTGATAAACTGGTAGAAGCCCAAGAAACTTTAGCAAACCTGACTGTACAGAAATCGACGGCAAACGTTGCCCGGAGCAAGCAGGCCCGCAAAGCAGTTGAGCCACAAGTACAGCCACAAGCGCAAGTACAGCCCGCACCCCAACCCCAAGCAACACCAGACCCGAAGGCCGAATCTTGGGCTTCGGATAATAAATGGTTTGGGACTGACGAGGTTATGACGTATGGTGCTTTTGGTATTCATCGCCGCTTAGTTGAAGATGAGGGGTTTGACCCATCATCAGATGAGTATTACACTGAATTAAATTCTAGACTTAGGACCGAGTTTCCACATAAACTAGATTCCAAGTCTAAAACGAACGGGGGAAGAAAAGTTGCGTCGGCTGAATCTTCCGCATCCCGCAAAAAGAGTGGACGGAAAACTGTGCGGCTAACCCCGTCTCAGGTTGCCATTGCTAAAAAGTTAAATGTGCCGCTTGAAGAATATGCTAAATATGTGAGGGACTAGCCATGACTACAGAGAACACATCTCGCGAAAAGTCTACGAGAACGCCTAGAGCCAACCAAACTCGTGCAGGGCAAGCACGCAGAGAACCTTGGAAGCCACCGTCCATGTTGGACGCACCACCCCCTCCAGAGGGTTACAAGCATCGATGGATTAGAACTGAAGTAATGGGTTTTGATGACCGCAAAAACGTAGCAGCACGCTCCCGCGAAGGTTGGGAACTGGTACGTGGTGATGAATATCCTGACTTTGAGGTTCCTACTGTCGAGGATGGTAAGCACGCTGGTGTCATAGGTGTAGGTGGATTACTGCTTGCAAGAGTTCCGGTTGAAATTGTTGAGGAGCGTGATGCGTACTTCCGCAACATGACACTCAACCAAATGGCGGCTGTTGATAACGACCTAGCTCGTGAACAACATCCAGCAATGCCTATTAACAAACCAGATAGGCAGTCTCGTGTAACTTTTGGAGGTCCTCAAAACGAGGACTAGGAGATAGGAAATGGCTAACAGTAATGGAAGCTTTGGCCTACGTCCGATTAGTAAATTGGGCGGAGGTTCAAATTCCACTGGTCTTACCGGATATACTCCGTATGAAATCGCTTCAGATAACACTGGCAAACTCTACCACGGACAGATTGTAGTACCCCTCGCTTCTGGGTATATCGACCATACATCTAATGCCGCTGGTGGGACTGTTAGTGCTCTGGGCGTATTTCAAGGATGTGAGTATGTCTCTAGCACCACTGGGAAAACGGTCTGGAGCAACTACTGGCCTGGTTCTGGGGCGGATAGTAACCACCCCGTTAAGGCCTTTATCAATGACGATCCTAATCAGTTGTATGTAGTTGCGACTGATGCGACGTGGACAAGCAAAGCAACGGCACGCGCAAGTGTGTTTTTGAATGCTAGTACTTCCACGGGCATTACGGGCACCGATGCTACAGGTGTTTCACTGGGACGTTTGGCTATTAGTTCTCTGGCAACAACCAATAGCTTGACGTTACGGGTTATGGGTTGGACTGAAGATCCTGAGAATCAGGATTTTGCAGCCGCTGGAATTGGCGCAATTGTCCGGTTGAACAACAGCTTTAATGCACCTACGGGTTCCATTTCTGCTGGTTCTGTTTCAACCACTGGCGTGTAGGAGGATTGAAAAATGGCTATTAGTAGAGCCCAACTAGCTAAAGAGCTGGAACCCGGACTTAACGCTCTTTTCGGCCTTGAGTACGCTCGGTACGACGATGAATCTTCGGAGATTTATGATACTGAATCTTCGGAACGCGCTTTTGAAGAAGAAGTTATGCTTTCCGGTTTCGGGTCTGCGCCCGTTAAACAGGAAGGTTCCGCGATCACCTTTGACGATGCTCAAGAAGCGTATACCGCTCGGTACACGCACGAGACCATCGCTTTGGCCTTCTCGATCACGGAAGAGGCCATCGAGGATAATCTCTATGACCGCTTGGCTTCTCGCTATACAAAAGCCTTGGCGCGGAGTATGGCCAACACCAAACAGGTGAAGGGTGCGGCTACGTTGAACAATGCGTTTGACAGCACTTTTACTGGCGGTGATGGTAAAGAGCTTTGCGCGACGGATCACCCTTTGGTGAACAACGGTTCGCTTCGTAATGAGCCCAGCACTGATGCTGACTTGAACGAAACCAGCCTTGAGAATGCTCTTATTGACATTGCGGCTTTTGTCGATGAGCGCGGTCTTAAAGTCTCGGTTCGTGGGCAGAAGTTGATTATCCCACCGGCACTTCAATTTGTCGCGGATCGTCTTCTTGAGTCTACACTTCGTCCAGGTACGGCGGACAACGATATTAACTCTATGCGGAACATGGGTATGCTCCCGCAGGGTTATACCGTTAACCACTATCTGACAGACACGGATGCGTTCTTCATTAAGACGGATGCACCTCGCGGTTTCGTTCACTTTGAACGTATGCCGATGTCCACGAAGATGGAAGGCGACTTTGATACAGGCAATGTACGGTTCAAAGCCCGTGAGCGTTATAGCTACGGTTACTCTGATCCCCGTTGCGTGTACGGATCTAAAGGCGCGTAAGAAAAAGGGGGAGAGGAGACTCTCCCCCACTTTCTGGGAATCATGCAACCCTAGCGACTGTCCCAGCAGACGCTTACGAAGACTCTAGGGTTAATCTCTCGTAAGGAGAAATCAGATGGCTAACACGACTTTTAATGGCCCCGTACGTTCAGAAAATGGCTTCGAAGACATCAGCATTGCTGCCGTTACGGGCGTGGAAACCACCAACAGCACCTACGGCACCAATGCTACAATCGGGGGCAGTATTTCTAACCCCACCGGCATGATTGCGGCTACGGTCTCTAAGACGCAGATGGCGAATGGCTTTGGTGCTGCGATGGTCAAAAACACTCATTATCTTTCCCCTGCTAATGGCGCTGCAATTACAGCCACGCTACCCGCTCAGGCAAGCTCGACTTCCGGAGATGTTATTATCGTTGAATACCAAGTTATCGCTGCTAATGGTGCAACCCACAAGTTCGGCACTGCCGGTGAGTTTTTCCTGGCAAAATCCGCTGTGTACAAGATGACAGGCGCGACAGGCTCTGCTGTCGGACTTATCAACACAGTTGATGTAGCGGATGGTACTGCCGATGATTTCCTTAACCTTGTTGGTCTTACTAACTCTGGTCCTGGTATCGGAAGCTATGTGGTATTTACCTTTAACGGAACCGTCTGGCGGGCCGAAGCTCGCTGTACTTCTTCTGGTACAGGCGCGGCTGCAAACCTTTCCGTATTCGCTACATCGTAATCTTTTGGGTGGGGGTTTAGTCGCTTCCACCCCTTTAGGAGGAGTTCGACATGGCTGATGCTGTAACTGCCACCACGGTAGAGGATGGGCCTAAGAAAGCCATTATATACTGTACAAATACAAGCGATGGATCGGGTGAGGCCGCTGTT